CTCAGGACTTACGAAAATATTTACTGGACAATGTATCATTTGATATGTTCTTTCTTCATCGTCCCAACCCCATATAGTAATTTCAATAACTCCTGACTCTGAAACTTTTAATGCGCTTCTATAACTAAAATCTAATCCACATATAGTTCTTTTATCTTGGTCAAAATGTTTTCTTGCTAAATCTATACTCAATACTCCGCCACCATTATTTATATCTATCGCAGTTGCTGCATAATGATCTCCACCAACATTATAACTATCACTTCTTTGATTTTTATATATTCTTTCTTTATGATGTCCTGTTTTTTCATTATCTCTTGGATAATCTACGCCACCAATTCTTACTAAACTTGAACCTTGAACAAATTCAGATTTTGCATAAGCGTCTGATATATTACCGGCAATAGCTGATATTGAACTTAATATCGGTATCATATCATTATTGCTACTTCCAAAATTTACAGGTGTAAATCCGTCTGGAAGTATAGTATATCTTAATGACTGGTTTGCACTTGATGATATAGCATATAAACCTACATCAGCAGTATCGTAAGAAAATGATATCGATTGCCCAATATCAAGTCGTATAAGTGATTTATTGCCTGATGCATAAACATCATCTTTACCTATATATATTGGAGCTGTATTATCTGCCATACTTTGCAATACAATAGTTCCTTTACCATTTGAAAATGGTATTGAAACTCTTGCAGTTCCAACAGTTAATCCGTCTGCCGTTGTAATATTTTTTGGAATGACAATAGAGTTTTTTATCTCAATAAGAGTTTCCTCTCTAGCTGGATTTATTTTGTCCCCTAATATATTTCTTATTTGGACTTCTGTAGTATTTAACATTATTTTATAATTATATTTGATCTAATGTATATCCCATTCTTTTTGCTTTTTCTTCAAGGGAACTAGTCTTAACGTTTACTATTCTTTCTCTTTCATCTATTGACGCTATCTGTTTTTTCTTGTCAGATAATATAATTTCTAATTGTTCTTCTTCTTTTTTAAGGACTGATATAATATTTCTTAACTCAGATATGATTTTATTTGATTCGCTTGTAGCAATTACGTTCTCTTCTCTTGTTTTTTGTAAGACGTCTATCTCTTTTATTAAATTTTCCTTGTCATTTTTTAGATTAAAGATAGACTTCTTTAGTTTTTCAACATCTAGGTTATAATCTTCTATAACCTTAACAAGAAAATCTTTCTCTTCTGTTAATTTATTTATAGAAATATTAAGAGGTTTTAGCTTTTCTTCTAAATCAGATAATTCTTTTGTCTTGTCTGATATTAAACTTGACAAATTATTTATTTCGTTGTTATTATTGTCTATTATTTTTTGAGTTTCTATGACATCTATATCAAGTAAACGCTTTTTTTCTTCTATATCGGCCTTATAAAGCTCTATATCTTGATTATTTTTATTTATTATGTCAAGTTTTTTACTATTTAGAGACTTTAATTCTTTTTCATATCTTTTTATTTCTTGTTCCAAAGAAAAGATGGACTCTTTTATAGAATCCTCTTTCTTCTTAGTCTCAATAATTTCATTTTTTGAGACTTTAATTCTTGACAATAACTCATTTAAAATGTTCGTCTGTTTCTCTATCTCTATTTTTATAGAGTTTACTCTATCTTCTTTAGGCAATTTGTCTTTTTTATCTGTATTTGTGTCTTGATAATAAGACCTTTTAAATCTAGACATGACTTTTATAAGTTAATATTATTTTGTTGATCTTGAAAATCCAGTAATATCAATTGATGTTTCTACTCCACCTGTTAATTCGTATATTTCTACACATACGAATGATAATCCATTCATATCAAGCTCAGCTATCTTTACATCTGAGTTTGTATTAGCAAGCCCGGTAGATCCGACAACTCCTGCCTGAGTGTCTATAGGTGTTAAGTGAACATAATTCCATACATTTGAATCGCTTTTTGCTGCTTGAAAATTTACATCATCAATATCTTTAACAATTGCTCCTAATACTCTAGCCTTTGATGATCCTGTTCCAGTGGATGAGAAAGCTATAACTATATCTTCGTAGTCTTTACATGGGAATACTTCTGAATATCCTCCGATACCCGCTGTTGCTACTCCTACTCCAGTAGCACCATTTAGATAACTTGCTCCTGAAATGTCTGTTCCAACTGTTCCTGTAGATGTAGACAATACTGATACCTGTGAGCTTGTTCCACTTATTCCTGATGTAATTGTTATCTTATTAGTTGCTGAATCAAATGAGACAACTTCGCTCCCGCTTGTAATAGCTCTTATTGCTGCCTGAATAGTTGCGGCAACATCTTCCATTGTTGCATCTCCCGTAAAGTTAATGGCATCAATGTTTCTAGCTGTTCCATCAATTGTTAATCTAAAACTACCATTTGTTATTGCAGCCCACGTTGCCGGAGTTGTAGTTCCTAAAGCCCCAGTCAATAATGTTGCAAATGTTCCTATGTTTTTATTCAATATTCTTTTATGATTTGTATCTCTCATAGTTTTTGTTTTTTAATTTATAAGTTTATTTGATTAAACACTATAAAGAGGACGACGAGTCGTCCCCTCAAAGTATTTAATCAAGATCAATGATTAAAAATTTAATTGTGTAAGCTGCGTTTAATGCTTGTGATGCGTGAACATTTCTTACTTTAAACACTGCTTTACCTGCAGAGCAAGTTATCTCTTCTAATACTGGAGCACCGTTTGCACCTGCGGTTTCAACGTTTGCCAATATAATAGAATTAGCCTTTACAAATTGATTTGTCATTGTAATGGCCTGACTAGTTGCTGCTGCTAAGTTTGTTGTAGAAGATCTTATTACTCCTGATACTGAATTTAATGTAATAGCCTGAGATGTATCTGTCCCAGTTGCTCTATCATTAAATCCAAGTTTACATCCTTTACCACTTATTTTTACACTCCTATTAAATATTTTCATATTTTTGTCCTTTCTATTAGGAGGGCGGGGGCATTATACCCCCACCACTTACCTATTAAGTTATGTTTAAGCTAATGTGCTTAAATCAATGTTGATGTCGATAAGAGCATCTTTTTGGTTGTTAAATGTTTTCTTTCCATATAACATCCAAGGCAATACATTAAGACCCAATTTAAGTTGTGGTTTTCTGAACTCAACTTGTGGGAATCTTTGCATTACTAAATCAATTGCTCCCAATTCTCCGGCTAAAGCATGCATTATTGTTGATGACCATGGATCAGCAGTATCTGAAGTTGCAAGAGCCATTTCTCCAGCTCCTTTAAATACAATAGAAAGATATGTTGTTCCATCTGTTGCCGTCATTCCACCATTAAATGCTGCTTTTGTAGCTGCACTTTGTGCTGACCAATTTGCACCTGCTGCTACTCCATTTAGATAATCTACTAGATTATCAATAGTATTAGCTGTGGCTGCACCAATTTTAACCTCATCTTCTGCACCTGATAAAGTCGTTTTAAATGTAATTGTTCTTCCATTGATACCAATTGTTTGTGCATCTGATGGATTATTTGCAGGAGTCCATACTGCTTGAGATGTTAGGTTTGTAGATAAGAAAATCTTAAATCCAAATCTTTTTCCAACGAATCCATTATTTCCAACTTCATCACCGAATTGAGTGTCTTTGTTAGATAGATATAGTTGTAATGTTTCAAGCATTGTAGGAGAAATAACTATAAATCTCTTTCCAAGTTTAACATTTTTGTTTGTTAAAATTGTGTTAGCCTTTGAGAATATCTTATTGATGTTATCTGTTCTAACTGAGATAGGAGTTGTTGCTCCGACTTCTCCAATTGTAGCTGCATACATGTCTGTAGTAGCGTTTGCATACTCAGCTAAAATATCTGCATCTACGATCTGGTTTAGAGCTTGCATTGCATCATCTCTAAAGTCCATTTCTGTATCAAAAGAGTTCTGAATTTCATCTACTGAATCTACATAAAAAGGAGCTACTTTAGCTGTATTAACAACTAATGTCTCATCTGTAGCAGAAACATCTTGTAATGAAACATCTGTTCCTTTTGTGTAGGTTTGACCTGATATAGGCGATCTATATGGTCTATGTGCTGTGTCTCCATCTTTCAATGAATCTCTCAATTCATTGTTTGTGATGGCCATTGCAACTAGCTCTTTATAACGAACTATTTGCATTTTTTTAGCCCATATCGCTTTATTTAGGGCTGTTAATGAATTAGCCATTTTGTTTTTGTGTTAATTGTTAATCTTTTAGATTAACCCTTTCTTTTTCTTTTTCTTGTCTTCAAAATACTTATCAGCCTCTTCAATTCCCATGTTAAGAATTTGCTCGTCTGTTAGATCTTCGCCATATCTTCCTTTGTCTTTATCAGACTTGTTGTGTGAATAGCCATCCGCTCCAGACTTCGCTCTATTCTTTTCTTCACTTTTAACTACATTGAAAATGTATGATAGTGGTTTTTTGACATAGTCTTCCGAAAAAGCAAGAGTTTTAATTCTTTCTTTGTGTTTTTTCGCAAATGATATATCTTCTTTTTCTGTAAAAGTCTCAACTAAATTCTTTTGAAAATCTTTCTCAAAAAATTCAGCTTGCTTTTGCATTGTTATAGAATTGTCAATTTGCTGTATCTTCTTGCCATATTTAGCGTCCATTATATCTAAAGCAACTTTAACACCGCTTTTTAATATCTTATCTGCAAAGGCCTTAGCATTCTTTGGATCAACACCAAATTCGCCTGCTAAGTCTTTTAATTCCTCTTCGTCCATTTCTGGAATAGAGTCCATGAGCTTTTGCTCTTCTTTCTCAGATAATTTATCAGTGAGTCTCTTGATTTCGTCTTGAGCCTCTCTTAGCTTTTTCTCGGTCTTAAGATGCTTTTTTAAACGAACATATTTTGGCTTTCGCTCGTCTTCCTCAAAGTCATCATCCGGATCATCTTCAGACTTGTCCTCATCTTCTGAGTCTTCGTCTTCGTCTTCTTCTTCAGATTCCTTTTTAGAATCGTCGCCCCCCTTATCGTCCTCCAAGTCTTTATCTTCGGCGTTATCTTCGCCTTTGTATTCTCCTTGTTGGCCGATTTCATCTCCTAAATCATCATCAATGATTTGGTTTTTGTTTGTGTCTTCCATACATAATATGGTTAATTATTATAAAAAGCTCTAATATAGAGCTAATTTTATTTAGTTTTACCTATTTGCTTTGCCTTTCCTATTTCTTCTTTTCTCATTTTCTCATAATCTCTTTGCTTTTTATCTAGCAGTCCACCTTGAAATGATGCCTCTCTTCTGGATGGAGTCATCTCTTCTCCGTATTTATCTGAATATCTTTTTAGAGCCTTAGAAATTCCTAGTTGCTCTTGCATTCTAGATGTTTGTCTATTTTGTTTTGCAGTATCTATTTTCATTTTTCCTGTATCAACTGCATCTTTTATGTATCTTATTAGTTTTCCCATAATTTTGTTATATAAAAAGGCCTCCTTAAAAATAAGGAGACCTTTATTATTCCCAATGGACGGCTCACATTGAAAACAAAGCTCTATATCTTCAAGGAAGCCGTCTTATATATTGTTAACAAACTAGTAATAAAACCTTTCACAATATAATTATATCACAGATAAATAATTAAAGCAAATATTCTATTACGAATACTATTTAATTTCCCATCTGTCTAGTCCTGTTGCTTGTCTTGATTTCTCTACAAGCTCTTCTGCCTCTTCTCTTGTATCAAATTCTTGAACAAGATCGCCACCAATTGTCTGGCCTATTTCGTCCATAGATAGTTTTGTGTAAACACCAAACTTACCATTTGACTTTTCTTCTTTTTTATCTTCTTTTGGCTCTTCTTTTTGAGCATCTTCCGGAACTTCCGGAGTTTCTTTTTCTACAGATTCTTCTGTAGATTTTAATTCTTTTTCTTCTTTAAGTCCTGTTTCTTTTGATGTATCAACAGGCTTAGTTGCTGTTCTTCTTGGCATAATTTTTTTATTATGTTAATTAGTTAATACTATCTTCGTTTTCTATCGCTTTTTCTTCTTCTGATTCTGGATTATAATCTTCTCCCAATAATGTAATAAGAGTTGTTTCTATTGTTTGAATCTTAGTCTCAGACACCATTATATTATCAACTATACTTACTAAGGCGTTAGCTTTAGCAATATACTTGATCTTATCTTCTTCTGATACATCATCACTCAATATGAGTAAAAATAATTGGACTAGTTGTTCTCTAAAGTTCTTTATTATAAACTTACCTGCTGATGAATCTGATATCTCCTTATTATTTACCAGTTCTTGAATGTATCTTTGTAAACTCTTAATTGTTGACTTGGTTGTTGAGTCCTGCGTTTTCTGGTATTTGCTCAACACTTTCTCCATTAGGTAATGTATTTTCATTTTGATTTATATTAGGTTGATTAGTTATCTGTAGCATTTTAGCTTGGAATGCGAAGTTCTTTATGGATATAGGTATTTCAAGCTTTATATGCTCATATAAGGCATCTAATTGCTCATCTGATAGATATTCCCTATTCTCATCAATAAACTTCAAGTGGTGGTTTAAATGGATGTTATTAGCACTTTTATTTGGAGTAGCACCCTTTCCGGATATAATATTTTGATTATCTTGACTTGCGGATATTATTGAGTCTGCATGGCCATTTCCTGATACATCCATAATCTTTTCTATCTGTTCTTTGCTTGCACCTGCTGTCTCTAGAATAATCTTATATGTTTCTTTCTTGTTCACAAAATCAAAGTTAATTCCCTCTGCTATAACTTTAGATATAGACTGATTTAACATTTCCTTTGCTTTTGCCTCTACACTTCCTGACTTAATTATAACACCTAATTTACTAAATTCGTTTACATCTTTTCTCTTCAATTCTACAGAAGATATTGCATCCTCTCCAAATATTGTAATAGCTGTCTTGTTTGTATAGTTAGATATTAAATTGTTAAGCCATAGCTTACCCAACTTCTCATAATATCTCTTATAAGATTTATTTAATAATCCCATTCTATCAGCTACGCTAGCGACATCTCCCTCGTATACTCCTACCTTTTTATCTTTATCACTCATTCCTTGAGCCTCTGGAGTTATTCCTGATTCCTTTGCGTTTATATTTCCTAAAACATTAAATAAAGATTCTGTATTGCTAAATAGATTATATCTAAATTGGAATATAGCATTATCCGCTCTCTTGCCTTTCAAGTCCATAGGAACAAGTCCACGAGGACGTGGAGTGATAAGTGCCGGATTCTTAATGACTGATGTATCATATCCTATCATTCCATAATTCTGATAGTTTCTATTATCTATTTCCTGATTTATCAATACGCTCTGAGACTTAATGATATCTCTTAGTCTATCTGCAGGAGATGGAGAATAAAACTCAAAAGGATCTGGATATATTGCCCATGTAGCAAAAGGCCAATAAGGTTTTCCAGTATATGGATTTATTATCGGGAACATGTCTACAAGCTTTTCAACTCTTACAGGAATCTTATCTTTATGACTAAATAATACATAATATCTGTTTCCCTTATACGTTGTGCATAGTAAAGTAAACTCTGTTGTTTTCTCTGACTTTAAATATTGAGATGAATCAACTCCTAGACTCTCTCTACGATTTAATTTCTCTTGATTCTCTCCGGAGTTCTCTACTATTGTGTCTCTAGATATCCCCTCAAATATCTTTTTTACATTTTCTTCAATGTATATTTTTTTATTATCAAAAGAATATTCACTTCTAACTATATTATCAATTCCGATATAATCTGCTTTCTCTTCATCAACCCCACCTGCTGATGGATCTATCAATGAGTCATATATATCAACAAGCTCATAATGATGTAAATATACTCCACCTACTTTAGTCGCATAAATATATGACATTGATCTGCCATATATAGAGTTCATCTTTTTAGTTAAGATATCTTTAAATGCCCAGTCTCCCCTATCTGGGCTAGAATCAAACTCCCATGCTTTCTCAGCTTTCTTAGCATTGTTTATGTCTGCTGTTTCTTGTGGAGAAAAAGACAACATAGGAATATCATCTGTTTTAGATAAAAGAGTATCTATAAATCCGGGCATTATCGGCAATAGATAATTACTCATGTTTGGCAATACGGGCTGTTTTCTCAAATAATATAAGTCTTCGTTTTCTTGCCAGTCTTTAACTCTGGTTTGTTTTACCTTGATAGCGTGGTCTCTTTCATTACAACATTGATCAATAAGTTCTAGTAATTCTCCCTCATCAAGGTTTATTTTTTTTAATAATTCTGTTTGTTTCATAACGGCTTTTTGTTTTAATTATTGCATCATACCGGGATATAATGGCTCTTCCCGATATGTTTCTGTGCCGTCTTCATTTCCTAAATCTATTTTTAAATCACTTCTTTCTTCCCCAATTCTTTTTGGAAGAGAGTGTAATATTTGCTGTTCTTGTCTAAAGTGGTCTCCCTCTTTCTCGTTTGTCATCTGATCTTCAACTAAAGCTGTATATCTTAACATGTCCGCTCCATGAGAAGTCCAGTCATGCACCGCTTTATCACTATATTTTAATAATATTTCGTCCCATTCTCTCCTGTATTGACTTATAGCATTGATAAATTCTTCTAACTTTGAATCTATTATCAGTCTTGAGAATAACAGTCTTGTTCTTTCTATACCATCATCAAAGCCAACTTTTGGAACGTTTATAAATTCTATACCCAATTCTTTTGCTGTCTCTTGTCTAGTCTTTCCAGTCGATAATTCTCTTTGTTTAATATCATGAGGAGCAAAGTGTTTTCCGTAGATATATGGTTTTTCTTTTAATAACTTTATGTAATATGGGAGTCCTTGTCCTGAGTCCTCAATATAATCTATCATTCTCAATACTCCTTTTGTTCTCTGGAAGAATCCTATTGACATTGCATCATCTACGCCTAAGTCCCATACTGTATGGACTAACAATGCCGGATCATAAGGAGTCAATGTTATTCTCTGTTCTGCTCTCATTTGCTTAATCATTGCAGTATAGAAAGCTCCTTTTATTTCGTATTCATCCCAACTACCTAGCCTCCAATATTCCCTTAGTCCATCTGGTAGTCCATCAAGAAATTTAATATATGTCGGATCTTTCTCCATAAGATATGGATTATCATCTACCCTAGATGGAATAAATACTCTTTTTCTTCCTGTAGTCTCATCATCTGTTATAACTGGCTTATTTGGTATTCCTGATAAATTCCATCTCTTTTTAATCCAATTATGGCCTTTTCCTCCGGGATTAGCTGTTGCAAATACCTGAGGGATTAACCCATCAGCTGTGCTACGACAAGATGATATAAGCTTTAAATATAACTGTTCTGATGGTATATGTTCTAATTCTTCAATAAGTATTTTAGGATATTCATGACCCTGATATTTTTCATAAGCATTCTCATCCTTTAAATGACCTAAGATTATATTTCCTCCCTTAGGGAATTTAATAGAGTTTTGAATGAAGTCTGCTCCAGTTCCTCTAAACATTATCTTTGCTCTAGATACCCAGTCGTGTAAATCGTTTGAGTTCTTTCTGATAACTAAAGCTCTATATCTTGGATGGTTTATATCATACAAAAGCCATGCTTGACCTGCATCAGTCTTTCCTCCTCCTCTAGCTCCGCCAAATAATATTTCAAATTCTGTTCTCAATAAAGCCTCAGTTTGCTTTGGAGTTGGTTTCCAGATTATCTCTTGTTGCTGTTCCATCTTCTTTTTGTGCCGTCTGATTATTTAATAATTCTTTTGCCGGTAAATATACTACTCCACCCTTTACATTTAGATCCTGTTCCGTCTTCTCATTCATTCCATGATTAGCAGATAAAACTAATTTAGCAATAGTGGGATTATAATCTCCAGAAAGTCCATTGTTTAATAATCTTTTTTGCTGTTCGATACTTATCCTTTCTAAAGCGTCCGAAAACTCTTTGTATTTTGCTCTCCATTCATACACAGTGCTTTTACTCACTCTTATATAAATTGCAAAACCCTCCACAGTTGGAAGATTTACTTTTAACTTATTTTTATATAATTCCGTTCCTTTAGCAGACAAGCCAACTATTTGAACTTCCTCTTGATCTTTACATAATTCTAAATACTCATCTACTAATAATATTATATTTTTACTATACAAAGTTGGCCTACCATTTTCAGATTTTTTAACCTTTGGTTTCCTTATAGACCTTTTATTAGATTTTTTAACCTTTGGTTTATTTCTCATATTATTTTTTTACTTTTATCCTATCGTCTTTTTCCTTATAAATTAAAACCTTGTTTTCTATTATCTTATCAAGATAAAATTTTATATTTTTCATTCCTATTGGAGTAATATATTCTATAAAACTAACTATTCCTCTATCCATGCATATATCTTTGCTGTTAGTAAATCCCTTTTTATCTACGAGTAAAACGTGATAACAATAGCTATCTGCTAACATAGAATATTTTTTAGATTCTTTAAGAATCTCATTTTCTACTATCTTCATGGCTATTAAATCAGATTTGTGTGCTTTCGGAAGTATTATCCCCAACTTGAAAGGCTTTACTTTACCCTTATATTTATCTTTAAATTTCTTTTCTATCATCTTAATTATAATTTAAACTATTTTCCACCAATAATCATAAGTTTTTTTATAAAATCCTCCACTTATAACCTCTCCTTTAAATCTTCTGAATGCTTTTCTAGACTGAATCTTATAATATCTTGAGTGTTTTCCCATAGACCAGAGCCATTTATTCTTTGATCTATAGTCTTTTCTTGTTAAATAATTTCCTATACGCAAGCCATCTTCTGGCCATTTTAACTTAGCCTTTTTATAACACATAGCATAATTTTAATTATAAATTATGCTTTGTTTTTCCTTTCATTCTTTTTAATCATCTTTTGAATAGTCTTGTCTAATTCATTTATGGCCACTCTTGCATTGTCAGATTCTTTCTTTCCGTCCTCATCAGCCGTTTTAATATAAAAAGACAAAATCTTCTTTTTTGATTTTGTCCCATAGAATATTATAAATAAATCCGTGCATATACTTACAAAGTTTCCATCCCCTGTTATTATCATTGGGAAGAAATATGATAGCTTTTCCATTTTAAAGTCTTTCTGGATATGATCTCTTATATCCATTATATTTTTCCATATAGAGACTTTTGTTTTGTTTAGTTTATTTGGCATCTTCTTGTTCTCCCTCACTGGCCTTTATGATTTCTTCGGCCTTTTCCTCAGATATTTCTTTCTCTGAAGATATTTCTGATTCTTTTTGTGCCTTGACTAAATTATCTCTTTCTTCTTTCCAGTCCTGAACTCTTAAAACTATCTGAGCTTTTGTTGCATCTCCATTTATGTTTTGAAATGTTCCTATCATCTTGATACCAGTATTCATTGTAAGTCTTTGATATCCATCTAAAAATGATGATATTCTTATCTCTAAGTCTTTTTCTTTCTCTTTTTTACTATTTTTGAACAATTTTGAAAAGTTTATGCCCATATTTTTATTTTTTTAATGGTTTTTTTGTATTTTGTAATATAATTATATCACATTTATAAAAAAATAGCAAAAATATTTAATCTTTTTTGCTATTAGAATCTTTTTTATCTTCGTCCAATTCTCCATCTTCTCCTACAATTACAGCTATCTCATTCACAAAAGACAATAATTCATTATGGTTGTCTACTAGACGATTAAATAATTGTATTATTATTTTAGTAAGAGTTCCTGTTCCTATCTTTTCGTCTATCTTATTAACCGGCTTTAATTGTTTTATCATATACTTATTTAGCTCCTCCATAATATGCTAAATCTTTATCCCGCACAAGGCTAGACAAGGCTAGAATATTTGATCGGGCATAAAATAGAGGAGCTTTTATATAATAACCCAAAATAGACGAGTTAGCAAGATTATAGCTTGCTACTGTCCTTAACGGGTATTACTTTGTTAATTATCAAATAACGTATTCCTTTTTTCGTCTTGATATTCTTCTCTCTTTTTCCATGAACACTCATCAATGCTCTTGATAAATATAAGTCTAGGCTGTCTCTTATATTTCCACGCTACATGACTTGTATTCAATATCTGTCTTCCTAGAGTCATTGCCATATCTAAACATGGTATTTCTGAATATATGAACTTTATACCATCTGGAGTAGGATACCATCCGTCTTTAGTATGTCTGACTAAGAAAAAATACTGTAATTTTTGAAAGTTGTTATATTGATTCTTTGTTAAATCTAAATTCTTTTGTAAATTACATGCCGTCTTATTTATCTCATAAAAATCTACTAAGGCTCTTAGGGCTGAAACTAACGGCTTATTTAGTTTGTGAGCGTATGCAGTTGTTATATTTCCGCAATGCTCACATTTTTCCTGATAGTTTGCCATATATTTAGTTTGTTATTTAATCCCCATTTTAGCTTTTAATATGTTAAGCTTTCCGTTGCTTTTCTCTTGAGACTTCTCTGCACTTTTTATATCTTTTAATATCTCGTTTGTCTTTTTATACCCCTCAAAAACTCTCTCTTCTTTGATATAAGATATTTCTAGATATTTTTCTAGACTAGATAACCTCTTTCTAATTTCTGTTATCTTTTCATCTAGAGATTCGATATCTTTAGACATAAATCTTAATTTCATATCTGTAAGAAATGTGTCATCTAGATTAGTTTGTTTTTTTGTCATGGTGGTTTATTTTATTAAATAAATATTGTATTAAAATGGAATGTCCTCTATATTTATTTCCTCTTCTTCGTCTTGAACATTATCTTGTCTTTCTTGCTTATTGCCTGATGGACTACCCATAAATTGAACGCTACTAACAAGGATTTCTGTTATATACTTTTTATTTCCATTTTTATCATCCCAACTCCTAGACTGTATTTCTCCCTCTACAAATAGCTTATCTCCTTTATGGCAATACTTAGACAATAAATCTGCTAGGCCTTTCCATGCAACAAGATTATGAAATTCTGCTTTCTCTTGTTTATTTCCTTGTTGATCAGTCCACTTCTTATTAGTGGCTAGGCTTGTGGTTGCGACATTTGTTCCGCTTGAAGTTGTCCTTATTTCTGGATCTTTTGTTAGTCTTCCGATTAAAAATACTTTATTCATTTTGTTTATTTCCTTTTAATTATTTAATTATATTTCCCTTACCCTGTTTTGAGAGTTCGTCTTTTATTATCTGTCCCCCTCTCGATAATTCTTTTTCTTTAGGAGTATCAATTACTTCTCCCTCTATTGCTTTTTCTTCTTTTGGCTCTTCTATAGGCTTATCCTCTGGAGTTTTAACTGGCTCTTTTAATCCATCTATAATCTTATTCAACTTATCTATCCATTGATTACCCTGATCAAATGTAAAATCTTTTAGAGGTTTTTTCATTATAGATTCGATAGTAGATATTTCCTTGCTAGCTAAAAATGCTAAGTTGTGTATCTCATCTATTTGCTTTTCTGTTATCTTAGCTATACCGGGCTTACTTGGTGGAGTTGGCTTACTAGGAGCTTTAGGAGCTTTATCTTTATTATCATCTATATTTCCATCAGTATCATCATCCCCAGTCATTATTCCAAAAGCATTACAAAAAGCGTATCGCTTAGCAAATGTTAGTCTTGCTCCATACTTTTGAACATCAGACATATATTCTTCTTTGCCAATAGGAACAGAGAATGCTGATGATTCTGAGTGCCCTAAAATATGTTTAGCAACACAAACTACATTTAACATATTTTCTAAATTCTCAGTCCTTATAGAATATGATAATCCATTCTCACTCAGAATACTTTTTATTTGAGAGATTATAGAATCAAGAGGAGCATATCTATACCTCTCCTTTCCGTTTTTATCATTTACAACTTTTTCTTTTTTAATTGTAGGGCATTCTCCTTGAAATTTTGACATGGCCTCATCAAATGCTTTCTTTGCCTGTTCTGCCATGACCTCTCTTCTCATCAATAAAAACTTCTCCATAGTTTCTACGGGAAGTTTCTCTTTTATTGCCTGACTTATTAGATTCTCTATTATGGAAGTATTAGTTATGACAACTTCCTTTTTTTCTTTTACCGCTATAGCGGTTGTTTTTTTGCCGTCTTTCATAAGTTTAGTCTTTTAACTTTTTAATATTTTTAATGTTGTTGTTAATTATATCTACTATTGGAGAGATATAATCAACTCCTAATATATGTTTTATTTTTAATAGTGTTCCTACATGAATGTGCATTCTTTGATAATCAGACATGTTCTTTATCTGTCTTAATGTTTTATATGTGCATCCCATTCTTTTACACATTTCTCCGTAAGTCATTTTCTTTTCCTCCTTAAGTTGTTCTAGAGTTTTTCTCATAAAGTTATCCACAGGTTAATTTTTATATCTTAATTATATCATTTTATTTTTGATATTGCAATATCAATTATATTCTATCTTTTTAGACAATAAGTCCTTTATATTTTTGTCTATTTCTTTTTCCATTATTAGTAATTCTGATACTGAATATATGTGCTTTTTCCTAGAATCTTTTTCTAATTTATCTACCCATTCGATACCATAGTCTTTTATAAGATGACTTTTATATACAGATAAATTTCCACTCAAATGATCGTTGCAGTGAATACACTGGAATTTATAATTTCTTTCGTCGAAATCTAACTTGTTATGAATGAAATGCCCGGCATTTGCATTCTTATAATGCTTTATTTTTCCACATGTATAACATCTTCCGTTTCCATACTTATCAGAAAGTTTTAATCTTATATACTTCCTGAATTTTTCCTCCACTCTTTTTTCTACTTTTTGTCTAGAGTTTTTTACTCTATATTTCATTCTCTTTAACTTTTCTTTTTGCTTTTTCTTTTTATCTCTTACCTTTTTAAGAGACCATTTTACGAGATCATCTATCCTCTTACATTCTCTGCATAATGATATTCCCGGAAGTCTTTTATTCTCCCCGCACTCTTTGCATGGACGATCTTTCGTTTTTATATACATATATTAAATTTAATAAACACCTTTTAATCCCGCTTTAAGAGATTCTATTCTTACCTTTACTCCAGACAATAATCTCTCATATCCTTTCATTTTGTATTTTATAGACTTTATTACCATATATTCCGTGCTAAGCTCAAACTCTCTTTCAAACTCTGCCATTGATTTAAGCTCCTGAGACTTTAATTCTTTCTTCTTATTTTGAACGCTCCTTATAGAATATATCATTTCATCAGATAACATTGCATAATCCTCACAACATAAATAATATAACTCTTCCAGTTTAGATAAGTTATTGAAACACTCCTTTATGCTTTTAATTCTTTTTGTTATATCCATCTTGTTTTAATTTTAAATTGTTTATTTCGCTTATAATATATTCTATAAAATATTTATCGTATTTGAATTTTTCAAAGTCTTTAGTTATCTTGTCTATTCCGGATGATATTCTTTTTAAGACGTCTTTATCCTCCCATATTATTTTAAGACTATGAAATATATCTATATGCTTTTTCATAAGATCCACAAGTTTTTGATATTCTAAGTAGTTAAAGTCTTTCATAGATTATTTAGATTTATTATATAAGCCATTATATTTTATTATTTGATTTACCAAACTTTTCAATTCTTCTTCCACATATTCTTCTGTTCTTATTACATTATCTGCAAAGTTTCCAAATTCTTTATTAAATTTCAAACTAGCCTCATCCATATTTGAATATAACTTTATAATGATTAACGCTTACATCTTTTGACTCTATCTGTTCTGCAAAATATGTCACATTATCAGATAAACCAAGAAAGTGTTTTTTATATGAATCCTCACCGACTTTACAAGTCAAATTTAATTCTGTTGACGTTCTATCATTTCCTAGTGAACAGAATCCCTCAACCGACAACAGATATTCTCCGGTTATTCCATTATAAAATACGATTCTTCTATTTACTTTAAACATATCTGCATCTTTTGATAAGTTGTAAGATGCAGTATCGGCATCACTACAACCCGCCAATAATGGCATCAAGCACACTAGAAATAAAATTAGTAATACCTTCTTCATAAACTTTTCCCTTTCTTTATTAAATTATAAATTATTGTTCGCTCGTCTTATTACCAAATATTTTTTCTAACATTTCTACAAAGTCTGATAATGTCATATTATCGTGGAACATACTTAACAGCTTATTTACGATCTTATCTTTTTGACTTTCTAACCTAAGATCTATGATTTCCTTATCTGCTTTCTTTTGCTCCGTAATACCCGCAATCCTACCATCATTAAATGCCTTTTTTGTTTGAGCTTTAAATATGTCTATAAGTTCGTTATATAGACGACTATTATTTTCTATAGATTCCTTTATTTTGTGAATTAACACTTCATTTCCCATATATATATTATTATTTATAAAATCATTCCCCCAACTATCTGGAATGCCCATAGGAACTGCATGACCATAGTTAATATAACACGCCTCCTTAAAACGTTCTTTCGGAATCTCGTTTGCATCCATAATCATTTTTTCAATTTTATTCATATATTATTACGTTATATTCCTGCCTACCGAATTGTATTGCCTCAATAACTTTATCTCCGGGCATAGCTATATCAAAATAATCACACCCGTAGCGACTATTCATCCTATCTAAAACTACGAATCTTCCCAGTCCCTCAATTTCAACCTCTGTATTTTTAGGAAGACAATTATTTGCAATTACTTTAACTCCATTTTCAAGTAGTTGGCAGAGATTATCTCCATAAGCCCCAACACAAAAATCTAAATCCGTCTGATATGCAACTAGATTATATGCACTTATAACCCCCTTAATTTTACTTGAAACGGCCTGTATTTGGATAGTTTGAGGCTCTTCATGATAGTTTATACCTTTTTCTATGTTTTTAATCCAAATAAGCCCTATAATGAGCCATACAAGAAGAATAAATATTCCTACTCTACTTGTTCGTAGATTATTTTGATAACCCATATAATTTATAGGCACAAATCTTTTTGGTATTTTTGGCTCTGCCGTATAGGCAGTTCCTACAAAATACTTATACTCTTTTACTTCGTTTTTGTTTTTCATTTTTTTATTTTAATTATAATTTTTCTAACCTATTTAAAACGCTATCAACAAACTCTTCGTCATAATCTTCTTCATAAGCTATCTTTTTTAAATCAGTTATAAGTCCTGTAATTAAATAATGATCTGCATCTTTTATCTTATCTACAATTATCTGATCTTTATAATTACAGTGCCCATCTTGATATGCACCATTGTGAGTAGACTGATCATCATACCAGTCCTGTATAGAATCTTCTACATAGCATGCACTTTTTATTAAGTGTAAACAATACGATATTTGTTTGTCTGTTATCATAGTTTTAGTTATCCACAGTTAGTTAATATAATTTAATTATAGCAAATTATTTATTGTTATTCAAGTATCAATATTATTACTTAAATATTGTCTATACAATTCATGTGCATTGCTCAGATTAAACTCTTTTTCATTCAATATAAATGTATGTATTTCTTCATGACAATTCCTACAAACTGGAACGACGTCTTTTTCTGTCTCTCTAAATAAATTATCATAATTATTATGATGCAATTCAGTAGCATCTTCAAAACAACAATAACAAGTTCTGGTATGATTCTTAAAATAATTTTCTCTAAACTTCTTCCAATGTTTAGACTTTAAATAAGATTTATAGTCTCCGTTATAATTTTCTCTTAATTTTTCGTTAGATAGATATTTTCTAAACCTCTTGATTCTTCTTTTGGATTCTGAAATATCTATGCCCAAATTTTTTAAACACTCAAATTGTATTTCCATCATCTTGATCTTTAATATTTGTCTTATTATTTTTTATCAACAACAAAAAGAATCTGTTCCAAGATTTATCTCCTTTTAAGTCTTTTAATTGTTTTACGGTTGTATCGTCTAACCTAAAACAATAGGGTTTATATGTTTTATTCTTCATAATTATGTATTACCAATTGTATTACATTATACGCCCCTATCAACTCTCTCCATTTCTTTCGGAATATTAAAGTATAAATATATGTTTGAATCTGATTAAATGTGCTTTAATAATGGCAATATAATGATTTATACGTATTAAAAAGGAATTATCTATTTTCTCTTCGGCAAGAGAATATGTCTAATTCTTTTGTTTTTGTCAATGATCTTTTAATTCTTTTTGTTAACATTCCGCTTAGAAACGGAGCCGAGCGACATCTTCCCTCTCTTTTTTACTTCCGAGATTACCAGATGTATGGTGGGCGTAGAAGTTTAAGGAAAACAAAAAACCCTTAGAATATAAATTCTAAAGGTGTTCTTGCGATAAATAAAGCTACGAAACTTTATGTAAAAGAATTGAAACATTTTTGTCTTTATAGACAATGATGTTAAATTTCTTTGGGCATCTTTCAATGCTTTTTGCATACTATTTCATAGTTAATTTATTTATCTACCTTAATTATATCAGATGTATCATATTTGTCAATACATCAATAATATTATTGTATTAACAATTATAAATTAAAAAAATATTTCTTGCAAATATAAGTTATCCACAGTTTACCCCACCACCTCACTCACTATATATTTATATGCAAATAAGTGTATACATTTAATTGCCAGTATAGATGCAAACAGAGATCATAAATCCCTGTTAGGCTATAAGAAAGTTTTATAAATGTTGGCCTATAATTTTGTTTTTGTTTTTAATCTACCCTTTTAATTTTGTTTTTGTTTTATAGACTTATTTTATTTTGGCCAACATAATTTATTTAAAACCTAGATATAGTTATGAATATAATACACACATTATAATGAATAATACTAGTAATATTGGTATATAATTATCAGATTCCCTTAAATACTTAAATGTATTTTTGAATGGATTTCTTTTAGTATCTACATGATATAAAAGAGCTCCTATAAGATACATTATGAGTATTACTCCGATACATGCTAAATATTCCATTTTATTTTGTGTCCTTTTTTATTGCCTCTTCAATAGCCGTCTCCCCAATAATCTTAGTTGAAAGTAGCATTATTATATAATTTTTAAATTCTTCTTCTGGAAGATTATTTTTCATATCTAATATAATTTCTCCTTTTTGTTTATTAGTTGTTGCATAAATAAGAGAATTTATATATGGATCATTTTTAGTTTTTAATACTGACTTAACAAAGTCTTTTTCTAGGTCTAATATTTTTTCATCTTTAACATTTTCCTGATCTCCATATACATCAATAGCAAGTTCTTTAAATATCTCTTCTATGTCTGCATCTTTATCATCAACAAATTTATTAGTATATTTTATTAAGGCATTCTTTTTCTTCAATGATATTCTAGCCTCTTCTTTTTCCTGTTCTGATGTTTTTTCTGATAAAGATTCTGATAATCCTCTATTAGATATTTTGAAGAATCTTCCTAATATTGGAGTCATGCTTATTGATTTCTCAAACCTATTAAGGTCTTTTATTTTGTCTCTAACATCAATTCTAGATAATCCTAGTTGATTAAAAGTCCACTTTAACATTGGCTCTGTTTTATACCATCCTCCGGCTTTCATCTCTGTATCAGACACAATATCATATCCCCTAAATGTATCTCTAGGAGGTCTTCCATTTAGAAAATTATTCCACTGGACTATCATTCCTATTGATGGAGAAAATGACGGAATCTGTCCTCCGGCAAAGCTAAATACATCAGATAGTGTTTCTGTAAACCTCTGTTTTTCTTTTGTCATCATTCCGGATGCTATTTTCCAAAATATACCAGATAATAATCTTCCTGTTTCATCTGATGGTATTCTCATGTATACAGTTTTTCCATTATATTTTCCTAGTGGTAATGTTGTGTAGTTAGTTTTATCATACTCAGATATGTTGTCTATAAGTTCTTTAATTTCCTTTCCAAATAATCCTGCGGCCATTAAAGCCATTATAAGTTTTGGAACAATATCTTTCTTAACTGTCTTCCACCAATACCCACTTCTAGTTCTAGGATCAACAAAAGCTGTTTCTATGTCGGCTCTATATCCCTCTTTAAATATATTAGAGAATAAAAATACGTTGTTATACATATCAAATAAATTTCCTTTTCTTGTAAAGTCTGGAGTTCCAACCCTACTTCTAACTATGTGAGAAATTTCTTTTATATTCATTCCCTGTTCTTTTAAATGAGTATATGTAGCAACTTTAGGCAATGTTTCTATTACATCTCCAACAACTTTTATCTGATGCAATAAATATGCTAGAGGTTTTATGAATTTATTAACTAATTTCTTTTTGTCAATAAGTCCATATCTATTTAACATTTGCTCTACTTGATTAAGTTCGTCTCCGTCTGATCCGGATATTATATCGTTATATGTTAATCCAATTGCCTTATTATTTTCCATTTCAGATATAAGTTCGCTATATTTTCCAAGTGCTCTTTTTTTAGCCTCTGGAAGTGCACTAACATATTTCTTAAGTGTTTTAGCAAGAGTTAAATCTGGATTAGCTTTCCATGTTCTAGAGAAATCTCTTAGTAAGTTAAATGACTGAAACCCAACATTAAATGTTATATAAACAGGTTTGAAATAATATCTATTTAGCACTCCGATAGTTTTTCTAAATACCTCATTAAATTCTGTAGTCTGATTAGATAAGGATTTTTCAATATATGGATCTACATAATATGCGTAAGGTTTACCCGCCACTTTATATTTTAATACACTCTTAAATGGAATATCTTTTACATATCCAGTTTTATAGTTTACCTTTGCTTTTTGAACATCATCTGGGAAGTTTTCCACTAGCCAATTAGCAACGAATCTTCTAGTTTCGTTAAGTCTAGCGGCCTTTCTCATTACAATAGCTTTTATAAGAGTTGATGTTAATGGATTAGCAATTGTGTCTAGAGTTCCTACTTGATGAAGAATACTTGAAGATACATATCCATCTAAAATATGTTTAAGAGTAGCGTATGTTCCATAAACGCTTTCTTCATTCATTATCTTATTATATGTGTCTTCTTTTATTAAATCTCTAGCGGGCTCTAAAACTTCTTCTTTATATATTTTTTGAAATTCATCCACTGCCCTTTCTAAAACAGAATATTTTTCTAGCCCTATCTGTTTTCTCATATAATCTAGTTGTGCTTGTGCTGTCTCTGGATTCTGTCCTAGAGGATTAGCAAGCCCTGATCTGTCTCCTAAAACTCTTTTCAAGAATAACATCTTTCCCATGTCTTCGTCTGTTAAACCTTTAGATAAATATGTCTCTCTTATAGGATTAAATTTTTCTAAAATTGCTTTAACCTCATTTCCCAAGAAGTTATTTTCTTCAAGCATATAAGATACTTTATCTTCTGGATTCATTACTATACCCGCTTTTTCTTTTCTATTTATAAGTTCTTTTTCTTTCTTCAATAATTCAATGTTTTTATCATAAAAAGCATATTGAATATGATACCAGAGAGACTTTCTTTGATTCTTAGCTATCTCAGCCTTTGCTCTATGTAGTGCCTCTCCATCTTTAAACATCTGATCAATGTCTTGTCCTCTAGCCTCTAAAATATTATCTGTTTGTCCTGTTAAAAAGTCCATTAAATCAAAATATTTCTTCTTAACTTCTGGCTTTCTATCTAAATATTTAAAAAATTTATCATAGAATAAAGGAGTTCTTTCTGGTAATATTTCCGGATTATTAAACAATACAGATATAAAGTCTGCATATAATTCTGGAGACGATTTTCTATATGCCATGTGTGATGGAGATGCTCCCGTCTCTGGAAGTGGCCTATACCAAAAACTTAAATCCTCTAATTCTTTTCTAAAGTCTTTTTCAAAAATAAGTCTGTTATTTATTTCGTCATATTCTGACAATGCTTGATTATATTTTTCAGTTTGTTTATCTGTTAACTCTCCCCTATCCTGTAATTTTTCATATCTTCTTATCCTAGATAATACTTTCTTTCTATTCGCAATATCTTCTTCAGCACCTAGTATTCCTTTTCTTATATCTCTTATGACAAGAAGTTTGCTTATTAACTTTCCTTTCATCACTTTATCCGGAAGATAATCTATTAAGTGTCCTACCTCGTGTGCTAGTGTTTTTGCTACTTGATTAGGATTTCTAAATATAGATGGATTAAGTCCTATTCTAGGATCTCCTTTTTCTCCATAAAACATACCAAACGATCTAGCATATTTTCTTAGAAATACTTTACTATTGCCTGCGGTTGCCAATAATTCGTTAGCAAGTTTTAACATCTCTGGCATTTGTATATTAGTTATTTTATTTGGTATATCTCCAGTCTTTGAGTTAATTGCTATATCAGAAAATTGATCATAGGATGCGTGTCTAGATCCCCCTGATGGAGACTTTGTGGATGCCTTATCTGTATTTAGTTTTAAATCTTCACTCATAAATAATGGCCTGAAATCTTCTTCAGCAAAATACATGGATGCCTTGTCTGCATCTATTGTGTTTAAAGCATCTAATAGATAATTTGCATTATAAAATAATCCCTCTTCCTGTTTTATTTGCATAATTAGAGATCCATCATTTACAACTTCTGGCTTAGTATTTACATTAGTTTTTTTAGCTTTTACATTTATAGATTTTTCTATTTCTCCCTTTGATACAGATAGTTTAATATTATTATCTGATAATTCTACTTGAACCTGTTTTGTTGGAGTGTCTTTATAATATGGAGCTAGGTCTTTTAATGCCTTTGTCATCTCGCTTTTATCAAAAGAATATCCAGTTGTATATTTTGGTATTATTTGTTTGAAATCTGGATATGTTCCTATTATTCTCTTTACTATTATGTCTCCCTTATCCCCAGACAATTTTATTAAATCATCATTAAAACTTAGATCTATTTTATCTCCTATTGTTCCTAATAATTGAGAAACCTTTTTTGGATTATGTATTATTATATTTGATTCTATATTTGATTTTATAGGTATTTTTTTCATAAATAATCTGTAGCTATCAGTTCCTACTAAAGTCAACATTCCATCTGATGTTTGCATGCTTACCCCTGTTATTTCTGGTCTAGCATAATCTTTAGAGTCTATGAATGATGATGCTTTTTTAAATATATCGGACATCTCCTCAGAATTTATACTGTATACTTTTGACTCTTTTATTTCTGGTAATTCTGGGAAGTCTTCTGCTGGATATTCTCCCGGTAAAATATCATTTCCTATAGTCTTATAAATACCATCTTTCATGTCTGTTTTTAATGATAACCCCACCTCTAAATCTGTTGTTATAAGCTTTCCATCTTTTACTAAAAACTCATTTAATATTGGTAGTGTCTTATTTTTAGGAGACATCTTTTTTACTATTTCTGGTATAGATAAATCCTTTTTAGGTTTTTTTGGAGTGGTTTTTTTAATAGATTTTTTAGAAGATATAGCACTAGACACTCTAGACTTTGTGATTTTTTCTGCAACCTCTTTTGATTCTTTTATTGTTTTTGAAGACTCTTTTATGGTCTTCTTAACAATTTCTTTTTGTATTTTTTTATCTGATGTCTTTATATTATTTAGCACATTATCTATAGCTTTTTCTATGTTTTCGTCTCTTCCAGATTTAGCAACAACACCACCCGCCATTGGTTTATTTATTTCTTTTTTTATAGATTTATATTCTTCTATAATATCATTTTTAATCTCTTCAATAGTTGGCTTGTTATTATAAAATCTTGTAATTATGTCTCCATTTTCTCCCAGACTTTCTGTTAATCCAATATCAATAGACCACATATCATTTTTTTTATTCTTATCTGGAGACTCTATTTTTCTTATTTGTGCATCCAATTCTTGAATGTCTTGCCATTCTTTTATTTCAGCGTTTTTATTCCAAATATCTTTTGATATTCCATCTATAACTTTAAATGTTTCTTCTTTTCCAGTTAATGAAATTACTTTTGGATTTATTACTACCAATTCTTCTTCTCCGCCTCCAATATATACTGCATCTACGCCATCTTTCAATAACTTTGGTATAATGTCGTTTAATTCTTCTGCATATTCTATTCCGTCTATTTTGACGATATTAGCATCACTATTTATTTTAGCCTCTAAAAGTCCTCCGGTATTAGAAGTTCCAGTAAATCTTGATGCTATCTTTGGATTCATACTAAAACTTATACTATCTTGTAGTCGTCCATATCCTCCACTTCTAAACGCATCTTCTGGTAGTTCTGATCCAAACTTGAATCCCTCTTTTTTAATAATTGGTAAAACATCTGCAGATGTTCCATGATATATATTATACGAATCTAATTTTACTGGAGTAGTTTTTATCGGTTTTTCTGATATAGGCTCATCTATTATATTTCTATTTGCTATCTTTTCTATATACGCCTTGTCTTCTTTAGAGCCATATTTATATATTCCGTTTTTCATATCTTCTACAGAGTCATTCCCGAATATTCTTTTTAAGTATTCTACGTCATCTTCGTCTTGTAGGTTTAAAGTTCTATCATATTTTTTAGTGGCACTCTCTGACTTAATCTTTCTATAAACAGATGCAAGTGCAAGAGTAAAGTCCGCCTCTGGATTCTCTTTCATCATTTCAACTCCTAGATTATTTATAGCTGTCTCTATTTCTGGATTCTCTTTCATAATCTGAATAGCCTTATTTGTATATTCTGATAATGACTCAGACTCTTTTGCTACGTTTATGAGTGGCTCTATATCGCTTGTTTTTGGGATTACAGAGGTTTTCTTAGTCTCAGACGATACTTTATTCATCTTTGCAGTTTGTGTAGCTCCTGCGATAGCAGAAGAAGCCACAGATGGACTTACAGATGGAGTAGGAGTTATGCCGTTAGTAGATCTAACTATATTCCAGTCTATATTTTTTGGAACAATATCTGTCCCCGGAGTTATTGGAGATTCTATTTTTGGAACTTCTCCAGATGGCAATGCCTCTCCGCTTTTAGCTATTCTTAATTTTTTGCCAATATCTTGAATAGGCATACCAAGTTTTGTTTTGAAAGATGGCTCTGCCTCTATTGCTTGTATTTGTCCTTTTCCGGGAATTTTTGGAATCTTAGATGTTTGCACTCCCGTCTCTTTTGTAATTGTAGTTTTTACTCCATTTTCAAAATCTACTACGCCAAATTTTTTTACTTTAAACTCTGGATTCTTAGATGCCTTAGAGCTTAAATTAGCAGTTGCCAAAGATGCAATTGCATACATGTCTAAACCTGTATTTAAAAGTGAGGCATACCAAGCTTTAGCTATCTCAGATTTATCTGTCTTATTTACATCCCCCTCAAAGTTTCCGGTGGTTAAATAATTCCTAGCCTGATCCTTACTTATAGGAGTAGCCTTTTTACCTGTAAATTGTTCTGCTGAATGATATTGATTTATAAATTCGTCTGCGACATAATCTAAGAATTTTTCTTCTTTACCAGATACTACGGCCGGAACGTTTCCAATTACTTTTACTGTAGTCTTTAATGCTTTAGGGAATAATGTTGTCCCACCCTCTCCAATACTAGCACCAAAATTATAAGCATCTTTTGAGGAATTTTTTGCATATTCAAGAGCTTGTTTTTTATCTCCAGTTCTTGCATATTCTAATGTTCCCCCTAAAACAAAATTAGATGCGGCCGCCATAGCACCGATTATATAAGAGCCTGCTTTCCCTGCGTATTCTGTAGCCTTATCATATCCTTTTTCTGCACCAGATAAAACCTTTGGTATATTGTTTTTTACTTCTTTACCCGCTAAATTTATAGCTCTTGACCATATATCTTTTGAAGATGGTTTATTATCTCTAATAGATTTTTGTTTATCAAGCAATTCTAGTGCTTGCCATTGATTTAATTCTCCATTTTGATAGGCATCAATAACTTTTTTTTCAAATACCAAAAGACCCCCTTGTCTCTCTTCGTCTGGGAGTTTGCTAGATTTTATAAAAGGTTTTTTAAGTCCCAATATTCCTGTATCTGCTTTTGTAGTTTTTAAGTTTGATGGCTCATTTGTTCCACCAATAGATATAGGAGCTAAATGATCTAGCTCCGTTTTTAATATTCCGAATATATTTTTTCTTTTTATATCATCTCTTTGTGCAAAGGA